GTCGTTCAGGAGCGAGTTGGTTGTTGTCATCGGCGGTTTTCTCGTCGATGTCGTTGTCGGCGGTTTTTTGTCTGTTTTTTTTTTTGTCTCCCCCACTCTGCTGGTTGTTGAGTGCGTTGAGTGCTTGCTGCTGGAGGAGCTCTTTTTTGAGTTTGAGTGCATCGTAGTCGGCTGGTTTTGGAATGCCGAATTCTTGGTAGAGGTATTCGTCGTCGATGGGTAGTCCGAGGCTGTTGAGTTGTGATATGATTTGCATTTTGGTGGCGGGGTCGGTGTCTTTGGCCTCTACGTATTGGAATTTTCCTCCGTTGGTGTTGATGCCGAGTGAGAGGAAGATGTCGGTCATGTTGTAGTTGAGTACGTCGAGAATGTAGTGTCGGTCGGCTTCAGCCACTTTGTCCTCTACTTTTTTGTGTACTGTTCCGAGAGCTTGTGTTCCGTTGTCGGAAGCCTCGGTTGTGAGTGTGTTGCCGAGTATGAGTTTTGATATTTCGGAGTTGCACCGCTCGCAGAGCCTCTCGTAGACGTCGGCAGTGCCAGTTTTGTTTCCTGCCTCCCGGAGTTGGAGGTCGGTGTCTTTTCCGTGAATGAAAGTGGCGAGTGATCCGATGGAGTGTGCGTCGTTGAGTGCTCTCTGCCTTGCGTCATCGTCGTCGGTGTCGTAGATGTATTCTTGTATTGGCATTCCGAAGATTTCTGCGAATTGTGCCCAGTCGGCAGTGGTGTTTCTTTTATAGATGACCCATGGTGCTGCTTTTACGAGTAGTCCGAGGTCTCGCGGCTGCCCTACGAAGAGTAGGTTTTGGTATTCTTGCCATGGTGTGCCAGTGATGTCGTTTTGCCGGTGTAGTATCTCCTGCCGTACGGGGTCGACGTGTTTTCTGGGTATGAGCTGATAGTCGGCCCATTGTTGGGTTTTATAGAATTGTAAGAGTGAGAATCCCCAGAACTTGGCGTCGATGATGTCGGCGAGCAGTCGTCGGAACCATGGTGATGCTATTTGCTCTGCGATGTTGTCGTCGGGCTGGCCGTTGCGTAGGAATGCGATGTTAGAGCAGAGAATGGCGTTTTTTCGTTTCTCGATGACGGACGAGAGATGAGTGTCGAGAAGGATGTCGTTGTAGAGGTCGAATAGTTTTGTGCGCTGTGGGAAGTCGATGTTTTCGAACTGCCGTACTGCGGATATGAAGTCGGCGGTGTCGATGTGGAATCTCTTTGGCTGTGTTTGTATGACGGTAGCGGGTTGTGTTTGCTTTGGTAGTGGTCGGTTTCCTCCGAGAGTTATTTTCTTTGACTTTTTCATAGTGCGTTTGAACGTTTAGGGTTTGACTTGAGAATGTTTGTTGATTTTTTTGATTATCTCTTCCTCTTGGAGTTCTGGCGCTCCGTAGATTGATATTTCATAGTTGGCGACTTCTTGTAGCCAGGTGAGTGCTCGGTCGTATCGGTCGCGTCGGATTTGGGACATTTTCTGTGGATTGTGAATGCAGAAGATGTGATATACCGTGATGTCGATGATGAACATGAGAATGAGTGGGTGTCGGTCGGAGCCTGTGGCAGAGAATATTTTGTCGCAGTCGTATCGACGTGAGAGATATGAGCTGGCCTCTGCGATGGCCCGGTCTTCACAAATTTCTATTATTGCCTGGTCGTCGCGTGTGAGCGAGTCGAGGATTTCTCGATGTATGGAAGCATCGTAGTCTTTGATGTTAACGAAGTCGGACATAGTTTTTTATGCTTTAATGTATAATGATTTATATTTTTTCATAGTCGAAGAGCACCCATTCGTATTTGCTATGGTTTTGCCATGGAGCTGAAACGAAGACTGCTTTTTTGTAGGAGCCCATGCTTACAGCTTCTGTGGTGTAAGGTGTGGAAGTGCAAGTTACGTATATGTCGTCTGCAGCTCCGTCGTCAATGACTTTAACGACAGCGTGAGAATAGACTGATTCTGTGGTTTTTGTTTGATACGCCCAGTTGTAGATTTCAATTTTTTTCCCTCTGTATTTGTCGGGGTCGGGCAGTTTGAGGTAGATTTCTGCTGCTGTGTCTTAAATTCTGCGTCCTGATACGACGACGACATCTGTTTTTGGATAGATTTGCCATGTTTTTTGTGATGTGAGGTCAAAAGCGACGTATTGTAGGCTTGTATAGATGACAGCTCCTTTAACGGCTCCGCAAAAGATGGCGTTTCCTGCCTGTTTGCTTTCTCCTGTGAGGAGGTTTACGCACCAGTTAGGGCTCCAGAATCCGCGATTGTTTTCTTCTCTGTCGTCATCCGTTCCGAGATTGCAGAGCTCTTGATCAGAAAGCAGTGCTGCGTCTTTGTTGAAGTATTGATACTCTTTAGATTCGAGCAGTTTGTATCCGAATTCATTATCTTCCTCTTGTGCGAAGTCGAAGTATCTTCCTGTTTGGCTGAACATGAAGTCGCCGTAGAATATGGCTGATCCGAGCATTGCGAAGTCGGCGAAGAGAATTTGTGTGTAGAGTGCGTCGAATTTATTGAATTTTCTCCAGTATCCGTCGGAGCCTGTTGGCTCTACTGCAGTGCAAGTGCCTGGTGTTTGCAGGTAGAAATACTGCTTTGTGGTAGCTCCGTCGGCGTGGTGCTCTACTATTGGCGCAGAGATGCCGTCGTTGTTGTATTGTGTGGAAGCGTTCCAAGAGCCAGCCATATATGTGAAGAGTCCTCCTTCTGATATTTGCAGCTGTGCCTGTGCGAGAGGTGTGCCATTGAGTGAGAGATCTGCTGTGCAGCTGATTATTTTTCTTGTGGTAGGAATTTTGATTGATGTAGTGTAGCCGTCGATTTCGTTGTTTTCTGTTCTCTCGTTGTCTCCGAGTGTGGGGTCGATGTAAGTGTATGCGATGTTTATAGTACCTTCTTTGTAGATTTGTGTTTCATCGCCTTTGTTAACGTATGCGGTGGCTTTTACGGTTGTTTCTGTTTGTAGGAATCCGCCTTTTAGTGCGAGGTGCTGTGGTGAAATGACGATGGAATAAGCGGCTGCGTCTTTTCCGTCGATGCCGTCGATGCCGTCTTTTCCGTCTTTTCCGTCGCTGCCGTTGTGTTGCCTTGTTACCCTTGTGCTTCCTTGTGCTATCATAAATTTAATGGATAATGGATAATGGATAATGTAAAATTAAATTTGCGCTCCGTCGATGAGAGTGAGTGGCCCGTAGTATGCGAGCCTGGTGCCAAAGTTAGAGTATTTGAAGTGGAATTCGTAGTCGGTTCTCATGGTGAAGATGCCGCAATGTGGCCCGTCGTTGGCGTATCCTCCGATGTAGCAGCTTTGTCCGGTGAGATTGTGAGTCTGGAAGTCGGTCCAGTATTCGCTTGAATTTCCTCCGAAAGCCGTTGCAATGGGATTAAAGAGTTTGTCGGCTTGCGTTTGTGCTTGGATTTTGGTTACGAAATTTTCTCCTGCTGTGCGTTTGACTGTGGAATAATTACCTGCGGGCTGTGAGAGCAGCTCTGCGTCGGTTGGCATTCTGTTTCCCTGATAGATGTATCCGTTTGTTCCAGCTCCGTCGTTGTTGGTTGATGCGAAGAAAATGCCTTGTATTCCTTCCCATTGCCATCCCCAGAGGTCTTCTACTCCGAAGAGTGATACGTGGCATGTGTCGGCTCCTCCGCTGTCGAGGGAGAAGTTTACTTTTCCGGTTTGGTCGCCGAGTGTTGCTGTTCGCCCTGTGGTATGTGCTGACACTCCGTATTGCCAGCAGTTTGTTTTTGTAGAGCCGCAGCATCCGTAGCCTATTGCCGTTTGTGCTGATCGTGATGCGTAACAGGTAAGGAAGAGCATCTGTAGGTGTCGGAGAGCATTATAATCTATGAGCCCCCATTTATTGCCGAGCTTCTGTGCTCGATTCCAGAGGGTGGTGAGTGGCTGACTGATGATTGGTGAGGCTCCGGAGCGGCTGTAGAGGTAAGTTTTGTCGGTTGACGCCTTGTAAGCCCCTACGCAGAGTGTTGGCAAGAGATTTGACGAGATGGGATATTCGGAGAGCCATAGCTCGTTGCGGCATGTTCTCTCGTTGCGCCGTATGAGGAAATATATTTGTGGTGCTATTACCATGACGTTGCCCGTTGTCTCGTCGAGCTTGTCTCCGTTGGCGAGTATTGTGGAGTCGTAGTAGCTGAGTTTCGTTGCCATTCCGTCGTTAGTAACTATGTATCTGCCTATTTTATTGATGTAAGCTCGCATCATGTCTTGGTTGCCGAGCCGTGAGAGATTGATTGAAGAGTCGTTGTCGGCTGGGAGTGTAACTCCCCAGGCCACGTTTTGCATGAGCTGCAGGTTGTCGGCGTTTATGGCGTGGATGAAGTTAGAGAGCGTTATTCTCCTTACGCTTCCTCCTGTGGCTATGAGCAGGCTTTCTGTGAGCGCTGCGCTGGTGGTGGTGTCGATTTCGTTTATGTTCATGGTTATATCTCTGAGCCGTTTACAAATGAGAGTTGTCCGTAGTATTGGAGCCTTGCGCTGCAGTAGCCGCGGCTTATGGCGTTGGTTTGGCAGTATATGCCGCTATTTTAGCCCGTTGTCATAGCAGCCTCCTATGACCGGCACGGTGTCGTCGTAGAAAGAGATTCCTGCTTGGTCGCAGTACGTCCCCGTCGCTTCCTTCTCCTTCGAGAGCGGATACGAGCGGGCAGGGCCAGCCTGGCGAGGTGTAGGTGTTTATAGTGCTTATAAAGTCGGTGGAGCCTGTTTTGCTGCAGTATTGCAGGTAATCGTAGTCGCAGTCGGCTGGCAGGTCTCCGTCTTGCGGCTCCTCTCCGGAGATCACTCCGTTGTATATTTTATTGTGTGAATACACATACATCAGGCATTCGCTCTCTTCCTGACTTGTGTCGGCTACAGAGAAGTCGAACACTATGCCTTGCAGGCATTCCCAGAGCCATCCGTAGATGTCTTCCACTCCGAAGAGTGAAATGCGGCTGCAGTCGGCGCCGTTGGTTCGTGTGATGGCAACTTTTCCGGATTGGTCGCCGAGTGCTGCTGTGGCTCCTGTGGTCAGGTTTTTGACCG